GGTGAAGAAGTTATTAGAACAGCAAGACAGCTTAATGAGTTTGTAACTGAAAAGTAAACATAACGGGGTCTAACTGGCCCCACAACTTTTATAAATAGATATATGGGAACAGTAACTTCAAATAAAAATTTCTTAAGTCCAGTAGGATTTCAGTTTAAAATTAATAGTAACAATTATGGCAATTTAGAATATTTTGCTGTTGGTGCTACATTGCCTGGACTAAATTTAGTTGCTGTTGATACTCCATATCGTGGAGTAAATTTATCTTTTACAGGTGATAGGCTTACATTTGAAGACTTATCATTACGTATCAATATAACAGAAAATTTAGATAATTATATTGAAACATTTAATTGGATGCATAATTTAATACAAACAAATAATGCAGAAGACCAAAAGGTAGATGCAACATTGTTGATATTAACATCACATAATAATGTTGCTAAAGAAGTAAAATTTAATGGTGTATTTCCAGTAAGTATGAGTCCAATAGAATTTGATGCACAAGCAGATAGTATCGAATTTGCACAAATGGATATTAGCTTTCAATACACTAACTTTGAATTTGTATAAAAACACCTGTACAAATCACTAAAAATATGGTATAATAATATTATGAATAATTTGCAATCAATACTAGAAATGTGGAAGAAAGATTCAATTATAGATGAAATGAATCTAGATGAATCATCAAGAGATTCAGCTAAGCTCCACGGAAAATATCTCGAATTACTTTCTGTAAATCGAATGAAACTCAAAAAGGCCGAGCTTGATTTTAAAGTCGTTCTTAAAGACAAATGGTTACATTATAACGGTAAAATGTCTAAAGAACAGATAGATGAAAAAGGCTGGGACTATGACCCACTAAATGGTTTAACTGTACTAAAAGGTGATATGGATTATTATTATGATTCAGACTCAGTTATTCAAGAACATCAAGCAAAGATACAATATCTAGAAGAGCTTTGTTCTACATTAAAAGAAATACTTGAGAATGTAAAGTGGAGACATCAAAATATAAAGAATATGATTGAGTGGAGGAAATTCACCAGCGGAATCTAATGGATATTGTAACCGTTAAAAAGAAGAATGAGGTCTTCTTGAATATAGAATGCGACCCTTCAATTGAAATGGAACTATCAGAACATTTCCAGTTCTTTGTTCCAGGCTATAAGTTTATGCCAGCATATCGTAATAGAATGTGGGACGGTAAAATAAGATTATTTGATACTCGAAAGAAGACATTATACTGTGGACTTTTACAATATCTTAAAGAATTTTGTGATGTAAGAGGGTATAAAATACAAAGCCCTGAGGTAAGGGCTTTAGATATAGCACATTTAACACAAACAAGGGCTTTAGAGGCCTATACTAAGAAATTGGGGCTTTCCGTGAATGGAGTAGGTATAACCCCAAGGGATTATCAATTAGATGCACTCTCGTGCGCATTATCAGATGAAAAGAGGTTATTACTATCTCCAACAGCATCTGGAAAGAGTTTAATTATATATTTAGCTATTCGATTCTTCTTAGAACACTGTGATGGTCAAATATTGCTTATCGTACCAACAACATCTTTAGTAGAACAAATGTATAATGATTTCGGTGATTATTCTGCCAAAGATAGTTGGTCACATGAAGAAACATGTCATAGAATATACTCAGGACGCGAAAAATTTGGTGTAAAACAAAGAGTTATTATATCAACCTGGCAATCAGTTTATAAGTTGCCAGGCAATTGGTTCTCTAATTTTGGTATGGTAATAGGTGATGAAGCACATAATTTTAAAGCTAAGTCACTTACATCGATATTAGAGAAATGTGTAAATGCTAGATATCGTATTGGTACAACAGGAACATTAGATGGAACTCAAACTCATCAGTTGGTATTAGAAGGATTGTTTGGTCCTGTATATAAAGTCACAACAACAAAAGCTTTAATGGATAGTGACAATCTATCTCAAATGGATATTGATATTATATTACTTAAGTATAAAGAAGAGATATGTAAAGAGTTAATAAAGAATAAATATCAACAGGAGCTAGATTTTATTGTTAAGTATGAACCTCGAAATAATTTTATTACTAATCTTGCTTTAGACCAAGAAGGTAATACACTTATATTATTTCAGTATGTAGAGAAACATGGTAAGCCAATGCATTCTATGTTACAAGAAAAAATAAAAGATGATAGAAAGCTTTTTTACGTTTCAGGAGAAACAGATGTCGATACAAGAGAATCAATCCGTGAGATTACTGAGAAAGAAAAGAACGCCATTATTGTTGCTTCCATTGGAACTTTTAGCACTGGTATTAACATTCGTAACTTACATAATATTATCTTTGCTTCTCCATCTAAGTCACAAATTAGGGTCCTTCAAAGTATCGGAAGAGGATTAAGAAAAAGTGAAGATGGCCGAAATACAAAAGTATACGATATTGCTGATGACTTACACTGGAAAAATCAAAAGAATTATACACTACAGCATGCAGCAGAAAGAATTAAAATATATTCAAGAGAAAGATTTAACTATAAAATGTGGGATATAAATATATAAATGGAAGGATTAAATATAAGACATTTTAAACTCATGAATGGCGAGGAAATTATTGGATTGCTTGCTGTAAAGAATGATGATAATTTTATTATAGAAAGACCAGTAAGATTAAATCCAGGATTAATGGGTGGAATACAATTTACTGCATGGTTTCCTTTTTCTGAATCAAAACAATTTAAAGTACTTAAGAGTTCAATAATACAGCACGTACCAATAGCAGAGTCTATAAAAGATACGTATGTCAATTTTGCTCTTAAGATGGATGCACCTATCACAGTACCAGATACTAGAACTGACCAAGAACTACTTGAAGAGTATGAGGACCGTCTGGTTAATGATTATGCTGAGGAAGGTATTTCGGACTTGGATAAGAAACGTACTATTCATTAATTTAGTATACCTCTATCCTCCCCGGATAACTATATTATTATATCATAAAAACGAGTAAATGTACACAGTTTTTTTAAAATAAATTAAATTAATTTTTATGTGTACAAATGCTTAAAAGTATGGTATAATATAACATTATGGAGAAAAATATATGACTAAAGTCAAACCTAAAGATAAGCCACACTACGTAAACAATAAAGAGTTTTCACAAGCAGTAATGGATTATGCGGTTGAAGCACATAAGTGTAGAAAAGCAGATAAGAAAGTACCTACAGTTCCTGATTATATTGCAAGATGTTTTATACGAATCTCAGAAGGCCTGTCTCACAGACCGAACTTCGTGAGGTACACTTATAGAGAAGAGATGGTAATGGATGCAGTTGAAAACTGTCTAAGAGCTATTGGCAATTATAATATTGAAACAGCTACAAGAACAGGTAAGCCTAATGCATTTAGTTACTTTACTCAAATATGTTACTTTGCATTTATCCGTAGAATCACCAAAGAAAAGAAACAACAAGATATCAAATTTAAGTTCATTGAGAAAATGGGTATTGAAGATTTTGTTGCAATGGGTATGGATAATGAAGGTGCTGAACAAACAATGGCTTATGTAGACACCTTAAGACAAAGAATCGGTACAATTCGTACTAAAGATGAAGCCATTAAGAAATTTGCAAAAGAGGAGAAGAAGCGAGAGAAAGAAAAACTTGAGCTGTTTATGTAATGAAAAAAGTAAGTACAAAACAAAACGAAAGACACATACGTGTTATGAATAAAAGACTTAAAAATGATTCTAAAAGAAAGATTCGTAGAAAGTTAGTATTAGAACAAATGCGAAGAATCAATTTGGCTCATAGAAGAATTTCAAAAGCACAAAGAAGAATGGTAAAGTTAGCTAAGCAAAGATGAAGGTAGCAATTTTAAATGATACACATTGCGGTGTAAGAAATAGCAGCGATATATTTTTACAATATCAAGAGAGATTTTATAATGAGGTGTTTTTTCCTTATTTAAAAGAACATAACATAACACAAATATTACACTTAGGTGATTATTATGAACACAGAAAATTCGTCAACTTCAAAGCTCTTAATGCTAATCGTAAGCATTTTCTTGAGCCTATGCGTGATGCTGGGATTACTATGGATATTATACCCGGAAATCATGATGTCTACTTCAAAAATACTAATGAATTGTGTAGCCTCAAAGAACTGCTCGGTTATTTTACCACTAATGTAAACATTATAATGAAGCCAACAGTTCTAGACTATGATGGTCTAGGTGTTGCAGTAATACCTTGGATTAATAATTCTAACTATAAAGAATACACTGAATTTGCTCAAAATTGTGGAGCTCCAATCTTGGGTGCACATCTGGAATTAAAAGGATTTGACATGATGGCAGGAATGCCTAATCCACATGGAATGAATGCTGATGTATTCTCAAGATTTGAAATGGTTTTATCAGGTCATTTTCACACAAGAAGTTCTCAAGGCAATGTAACGTATCTTGGTTCTCAAATGGAATTTACTTGGGCGGATGTAGATGACCCTAAGTATTTTCATGTACTTGATACAGAAACAAGAGAGATTACACCAGTTCGTAATCCTATTACAATGTTTAAAAAAGTTATATATGATGATACTAAAACAGATTATGATAAAGTAGATGTATCAGAATTTGAGAAAAAGTTTATTAAACTTATTGTTATAAATAAAAATGACTTATATATGTTTGATAAGTTTATTGATAGACTAAACAATATCGAAACTTATGAACTAAAGATTGCAGAATCTTTTGAAGAGTATTTGGGAGAAAGCGTAGAAGACGAGAAAATATCCCTCGAAGATACTAATGAACTTCTAGATTCTTATGTCGAAGCTGTTGATACAGATTTAGATAAAGAACATCTAAAGGTTGAATTGAGAAAACTATATACTGAAGCACAGAATCTAGAGGTAGTATGATACATTTTGAATCTATCGAGTGGAAGAATTTTCTATCCACCGGAAGCGACCCAATAAAAATCTTATTGGATAAAACACCATCAACATTAATTGTTGGACAGAATGGAGCAGGTAAATCAACTTTACTTGATGCTCTATCTTTTGCACTCTTTGGTAAACCCCACAGAGATATTAAGAAAGACCAAATGATTAATAGTATCAATAAAAAAGGTACATTAGTTACGGTTAAAATGAAGATAGGAAGTCATGACTTTAAAATTGTAAGAGGTATAAAGCCAGGCAAATTTGAAATTTATCAAAATGGTAATCTTATCAACCAGGCTTCGAATGCAAGAGACTATCAAAAGTTTCTAGAACAAAACATTCTTAAGTTAAATCATAAGTCATTTCACCAGGT